GGACATATTTTCTATAGGCTTCATAGTTTACATGTAATTCGCGGATACGAACTGGAAACATTTCGGAAACCAACAACTCATCACGTTTCATAGGTATAAAAGATTCCGTCGGATATTTTTTACATACTTGTGTGAGTAAATACAGTCCGCACAATAAAATGATGCCCGAATAACAATATTCTTTTGTGTTCATATATATTTATATCTATTTTAATTCTATAGGCGTCTGAAACATCTTTTTAGTATCAGTAGGATTATAATACATAAAAGGATTGGCACACATTTTGACAGGACATAATAAAAAGTTGTGCCTGGTTCAACCTCTGTATCTAACTTTAACAGTTTAAAAATACCCCGAAGAGAAATACACATATAATAAACAAGGAGGTTTTTATCTTTACACCACATTTTTGAATTTTCCGTATCTGGAAATAATTGATAGCATAATGGGGTGTAGTACATTATTCTATTCATATTTTGATTACTGTAAAAATCCCAATCTTTTATTTTTTTTTGGTCATATTTTAAGGTGTTATTCCTATGTTCTTTACTGTACACGATTGCATGTGTGCCTAACGATGAAAATACTCTATAATTATATAGGTTATAGGGAATTTGAAGAAAGGGAATACATCCCAATAAATACATAAAGTTTTTGTCTAACTGTTGAATGGTTTTATTCACATTGTGTCGATGCTTTATAATTTCATCTGAAAAAATAAAATCATCCTCCAATACTAAAATATTATTGTATTTCTTAGCATGGTTAAATACGGTTATAAATGCATCAACCAAATCTAAAGATGAATTTGTAATAAAGGGTTGCTTCACCGCGTTTTTATATCCTTTATTCATCACTATATACACCGTACTTGTTGGCTGATATTTTGACAATTGTTCCATGATATGTTCATATCTACCATTATTTACTAAATGAATGATGTAGGTCGCGTCTACGGATTCATCGAACATTCCATTATTCATTTTTATCATTTCAAATTCATAGGCTACTAATTGTTTTGAATTCATATATATTTCTATCTATTTTAAATCTATATGGAACCTTTTCATCCAATGTCAAACTCTAAAAAATTAGAAGCATTTTTTTATAGTGTCGTATGTGTTTTGCTTTCTATTATAGTTTCAGTCTATACTCAATTTATTACCTTTACGATAACCCTATCCAGTGAATGGATGTATTACCTATTACGAACGTTAGTCTATCCAGGCATTTTAGAAGAAGTAACCTGGAGAGTATGGGCACAACCATCTCCATTCGAAGATATGCCTATTACCCAACGTGTCCTATGGTGTTCAGTAGCCATTGTAGGATTTATACTCTACCATCCTATGATTGCTTATATTACAAAAAAATATACATGCTTTTACAATCCTGCTTTTTTATCACTAGCACTACTCATAGGAATTACGTGTACTCTAATATATCAATCCAGCGGTTCTATCTTGCCATGTATTTTACTTCACTGGATTATGGTAGCGGCATGGCTTTGTATTTTTGGAGGAGATAAAATACTTTTTGATAAAAGATAAGTATAAATGGTTTAAAATGGTTGTGCTAATAGACCTATGGAGACCGAAATGTATGTAACTAAACGGGATGGCACCATGGAAAATATGGCATTTGATAAAATACTTTCTAGAATTAAAAATCTTGGAAAGAACATAGAGCCTCAATTGAGTGTAAATTATTCGCAATTGGCTATACGTGTCATTGACCAGTTATATGACAAGATATCCACATCTAAAATAGATGAACTTACTGCACAAGAATGTGCTGCACAATCTATCATGTATCCAGACATGGGTATTTTGGCAAGTCGTGTTGTCATATCCAACAATCATAAAAATACTATGGTATCTATTCTTGACATTACTCTAAAACTTCATGCCAAAGGACTCATGGACGATACCTATGTATCTACGGTAAGTCTGTATGCAAATGTATATCAAGATATGCTAGATTTTTCTCTAGATTATGAAATTGATTTTTTTGGATTTAAAACCTTGGAACGTGCGTATCTTTTATCCTGTGACGGTGTCATTCTTGAACGTCCTCAGCATATGTGGATGAGAGTTGCTATTGCAATTCATGGTGCAGACTTAGACAAAGTACGTGAAACCTATAACTATATGTCTAATAAAATGTTTACCCATGCAACCCCCACGTTATTTAATGCTGGAATGAAGCGTCAACAATTGTCCTCTTGTTTCTTGCTTGCTATGCAAGAAGATTCGATTGAAGGTATCTATGATACCTTAAGCGATTGTGCTAAGATTTCAAAGTGGGCAGGTGGAATTGGACTGCATATTCATAATGTGAGGGCAACGGGTAGCTACATCAAAGGAACCAATGGAACCAGTAATGGGGTCATTCCTATGTTACGCGTGTTCAATGAAACAGCCCGCTATGTTGACCAAGGAGGAGGTAAGCGAAACGGGTCTTTTTCTATTTATCTATCCCCGGATCATGCAGATATTGAGGGGTGGTTGGAGTTGAAAAAGAATACAGGAGATGAAAATGCCCGTGCCCGTGATTTGTTTTATGGATTATGGGTTCCTGATTTATTTATGGAGCGTATTAAAAACAATGAAACATGGTCATTGTTTTGTCCACATGAATGTCCTCATCTTCAAGATGTATATGGCGATGCCTATAATGAATTGTATAAAAAATATGAGGATGAACATAAATATAAAAAGCAGCTACCTGCACGTGATTTGTGGTTTAAAATATTGGATGCCCAAATGGAAACGGGCACACCCTCTATTTTGTATAAAGATGCTGCAAATAGAAAGTCCAATCAAAATAATCTTGGAACCATTAAGTCGTCTAATCTATGTACTGAAATCATAGAGTATAGTGGTCCAAATGAAACTGCCGTATGCAATTTAGCAAGTATTTCTCTATCTAAATGTGTTCAAGAAGGTAAGTTTGATTATGACCTATTGTACAAACTTACCCAAACGTTAGTTCGTAATTTGAATCGTATCATAGATATTAATTATTATCCGACTGAAAAAACAAAACGAAGCAACATGCGACATCGTCCAATGGGAATTGGGGTTCAAGGATTGGCCGATTGTTTTATTTTAATGAACGTAGCCTTTCATAGTGAAGAAGCCCTTGAAATCAATCGTATTATTTTTGAAACCATGTATTATGCTTCTATGGAACAAAGTATGCTGATTGCAAAAGAAAGATGTAAAAAAATAATAAATCTACTACATCATACCTCAGTACAGGAACATGCACTATTTCAACAGCACGAGTTCTATCAGTCAGAGTTGATATTAAAAGAACCCGCGAACGCGTTGTATCATGAGTTGCGACCTATACCCCAAGAATTATTTGAATCCTTTCATCCAGGTGCTTATTCTTCCTTTGACTATTCACTTCTTTCTAAAGGTATTTTTCAATTTGACTTATGGAAGGTAACCCCTTCAAGATATACGTGGGAAAAATTACAATATGAAATCAATACCTATGGTACACGAAACTCGTTGTTGTTGGCTCCCATGCCAACCGCATCCACTTCTCAAATTTTAGGAAACAATGAATGTTTTGAACCGCTCACAAGTAATGTGTATAGTCGCAGAACTCTTGCAGGTGATTTTCTTATGGTAAATCATTATCTTGTTCGCGAGTTAATGTCCTTGCATTTATGGAATGAAGAAATGAAAAATAATATCATTGCTAACAAAGGAAGCATTCAACACATAGAGGTCATCCCAGAATCCATACGTCATAAATATAAAATTGTATGGGAAATACCCATGAAACACCTGATTGATATGTCCCGCGACCGTGGTGCCTATATATGTCAATCACAAAGTTTGAATCTATGGGTAGAAGAACCTACTTATAAAATACTGACCTCTATGTTATTTTATGGATGGGAACAAGGACTTAAAACCGGTATCTATTATCTTCGTCGTAAACCAAGACATCAAGTTCAACAGTTTACTGTAGAACCTACATGCACGGTTTGCAGTTCATAACATACTCTAGTATAATATGCATCATTTTATGAACATCACCATAATAATGCTCGTGTCCATCACGGTGTTGGCAAAACTCCTCCTTAAATCGTGTACGTATTTTATTTTCAACGGCATGTGCATCGTCGCACTGTATCACCATAATAATTTCACTACCTTTTTTATATTGACGCAACCTGTCAATATAATTTTCGGGCGACTGACAACATCTGCCAAACTTATAGACATTACGACATGCCTCTACATGTTCACGCTCACGTATCAAATAGATATACGACACGTGGATAACTTCTTTTTTAGGAAAAACGCGTTGCAATACTGGTGTCATTCGTGGAATGACATCAGGTTGATGCTTGTACTCAAAATCTTTAAATTGATTCTCCATTACTATACTATCTTAAGATTACTTTATATCTATTTCTAAATAGATATAAAGACTATCTATAGGTATATAGTATATCACGTTACCAGAGTGGTCAAATGGGTCAGACTTAAGATCTGATGCGTAATGCTTCGTGGGTTCGAATCCCACACGTGATATCTACATCATAGGTTCTATGATGTAGATAAATGATGTATTTAAGATTTTTTAAAAATTGAAATACATTTTTGTATCTAGTAGATTAGACATACCTACGATGGTGCACGCTAATAGGAGTGTGAAAAATCTGCTCGATGCCGCAGCTAAAGTTGCTAAAATGGAATCCAAAGC